CTACGGCGACTTCTCCAACTCGGGCGACTTCCAGACCGCCATGGAGGCGATCCGGTCCGCAGAGGCCATTTTCGGGAGCCTCCCGGCACGCGTGCGGAAGCTCGCGGACAACGACCCAGGTCGCCTGCTCGACCTGGTGAACGATCCCGAGGCCCACGAAGCACTCCAGGCCGCAGGCCTCGACGTGGGTTGGGAGCCTCCGGCTCCCCCCGAGGAAGCCTCTTCGGAGGCGAAGCCTCCCCCCTCGGAAGCCTCCGTTTCCAGTGGCGAAGCCACCCCAGACCAGTCATCTTCTTGATGTAACTGGTCTGACTGACACCGTTCCTCCGTCGAGCTGTCTGCGGTGGCAGTCAACCCCCAGGGTCCGGGCTTGTGCACCCGGGCCCTGGGTCATCTCCCCCCGCACTATGAGGAGCACGAAATGCGCCGACGCAAGATGAGCCGAAAAGGCTCCCGTCGCGCGTATCGGAAGGGTCGGAAGGTTCGTTCCAAGAACCTGCGCGCCCAGCCGATGCGTGGCGGCTGGCGCCTGTAGAGGAGCCCCTTTGTGGCTACCTGCGTACGACCACTTCGCGGCTACCGGGCATCCGGTGGCCGCGTCGTGTTTTCTCGGCAAGCTGACGCCTTCGTGGATCTTCCCGTCCAGGTCGCCTGTGGTCAGTGCATCGAATGTCGCCTCGAGCGATCCCGCCAGTGGGCTGTTCGGATCATGCACGAAGCCTCACTCCACGACTGCAACTCGTTCGTCACTCTGACCTATGAAACTCCCCCGCCTAACAACTCGCTCAACGTCGAAGACTGGCAACGGTTCGCGAAGCGCCTCCGCAAGAAGGTTGGTCGTGTACGTTTTTATCAAGCTGGAGAGTACGGCGAGAGCACTAATCGTCCCCATCATCATGCTTGTCTTTTTGGGCATAACTTTTCTTCTGATCGAACCCTCTACAGACACAGCAACGGAAATTCTCTCTACACTTCAAAACTTCTTGAAGACACTTGGGGACACGGATTCGCCGTGATCGGAGACCTAACCTTCGAATCTGCGGCTTACGTTGCCCGGTACGTGACGAAAAAGGTCACAGGCGACCAGGCGCTCGATGAGTATTACGACTACGACCCTGCGACGGGCGAAGTCATCTCGGAGCGAAAGCCTCCCTTCGCAACAATGTCGCGCCGTCCTGGGATCGGCGCGGACTACTACGACAAATGGCGTGGGGAGATGTATCCCCGAGACGAGATCATCGCTCGGGGCAAGGCCCAACGGCCGCCAAAATTCTACGACGCGCGCGAGGAAGCTCGCGACAAAGCGTCGTTTCTCAAGGTCAAGCGCAAGCGGATTCAAGCTGCGCTACGACACGCGGACGACCTAACGCCAGAACGTCTGGCAGTCCGCGAACAAGTACGGATCGCCGAGCACAAGCTCTATTCGCGCGATCCCGGAGGCAAGTAAATGACTGCTCAGTTTTTCTCAGTGTACGACGCAAAAGGCGACTACTTCCTGACACCCTTCACGGCTCGCACCGAAGAGATGGCGATTCGGATGCTCGCGGCCGCGGCCATGGAGGACAACAAGGACATGAATCGCTTCGCCGCGGACTACACCCTGTTCCACATCGGCATCTGGCACGAGCAAGCTGGCACAGTCGAAATGTTCGACGCTGCCAAGAACCTGGGCACGGCTCTTCAGGCTCGCGCCCGCTACACGGAGAACGACTAACATGGGAACTCGCAAGTCAACGACTCAAGCTCAACATCGGTTTGCAACCGTCCCGGGCCCGGAGATTCAACGATCGGTGTTCGACCGATCCTGCGGCGTCAAAACCACCTTCGACGCTGGCAAGCTGGTGCCTTTCTTCGTCGACGAAGCTCTTCCGGGCGACACCTTCCAGATGAACGCCACGATCTTCGGGCGTCTCGCAACCCTGCTCTTCCCGCTGATGGACAACCTCTACCTGGACACGCAATTCTTCTCAGTCCCGCTGCGCCTCGTCTGGGACAACTTCGAGAAGTTCATGGGAGCGCAGGACGACCCCGGCGATTCCATCGACTACCTGGTCCCCGTCACTTCGAAGGCGACGGGCTACGTCAAGGGCGACCTGGCCGAACAGATGGGAGTGCCACCCGGCGTCGCGAACCTCGAACACAGCGCGCTTCCGCTGCGCGCCTACAACCTGATCTGGAATGAGTGGTATCGAGATCAGAACCTGCAGGACTCGCTGACGGTCAACCGTGACGATGGACCCGACCCGTCGGCCGACTACGACATCCAACGACGCGGCAAGCGGCACGACTACTTCACGTCCTGTCTCCCCTGGCCGCAGAAGGGCGACGCCGTCACGCTCCCTCTCGGTACGTCTGCGAACGTCACGCTCGACAGTCCGAACGTGTTCGACGTGGACGCCAACGGTGTGCCGTCCTTCATCTCCTCGAGCGGAGGTACCGCTCGAAACCTCTGGGATCCGGATACCGGTTCCTCTCCGGAAGGCGCGTTCTGGAATGCTGCAACGGGAGCCTCCGGTGCGAACGTCATGGGCTGGTCGTCTCCCGCTCTCGACGTCGACGTAGGCGGAGCAACGGGTACCGCCGATCTTTCGACGGCAACGGCCGTCACGGTCAACGCGCTTCGCCAGGCCTTTCAATTCCAGAAGCTCATGGAACGCGACGCCCGAGGTGGCACTCGCTACACGGAGATCATTCGATCTCACTTCGGCGTCGTCTCTCCGGATCAACGCCTGCAGCGTCCCGAGTACCTGGGAGGCGGATCGCAGCCTCTCAACATCCAGGCCGTTCCGAACACGACCGGCGCTCCGGCGGGCAACGCGCAAGCCGAGCTGGCGGCGTATGGCACCGTGACCGGTATGGGTCACGGCTGGCGCAAGTCCTTCGATGAGCACTGCATCATCATCGGCCTGGTGTCGCTGCGCGCCGATCTCAACTACCAGCAAGGCCTCGAACGCATGTGGTCCCGTAGCACCCGCTACGACTTTTACTGGCCGTCTCTCGCCCATCTCGGCGAACAGGGCGTGCTGAACAAGGAGATCTACGCCCAGAACGATGCCAATGACGACCTGGTCTTCGGCTACCAGGAACGGTTCGCCGAGTACCGCTACAAGCCGTCACGCATTGCGGGACAGTTCCGCTCTCAAGCGCTGACTCCCCTCGACGCCTGGCATCTGGCACAGGAGTTCGACTCCCTTCCGGTTCTCGACTCCGACTTCATCGAGGAAGACCCGCCCGTCGATCGCGTGATCGGCGTTCCGTCTGAGCCTCACATCCTGTTCGACTCGTTCCTGTCCTACCGCTGCGCCAGGCCGATGCCCGTGTACTCGGTGCCCGGCCTCGTGGATCACTTCTAATGGGGTCCTTCGGCGCAGGCATGATGGGAGGACAGCTCTTCGGCCAAATCCTCGGGATGGCCGGCGACGCTGTCGCAACCGCGGTGCAAGTCCGCGAAACCGAGAAGGCAAGGGACGCGGCAGAGAAGATCTACAACAGCCGTTACCAGCGAACTGTCCGCGACATGCGGCTAGCTGGTCTCAATCCGATCCTCGCCTCGACGTATGGCGGTGGATCGGGTCCCGTCCTAGGAGGTGCGCAGGCTCGCGTCGGCACTCCTCGAATGGATGTGGCGGGAGCTGCTGCGCACTCGGCGCAAGCTGAGAAGTCCAAGCAGGACGTCGCTCTTTCGAAAGAGCAAATGAAGCGCGAGAGAGCCTCGCGTCTGATGATGAACAGCCAATCCGACTACTACAAGGCACTCGCCAACAACGAGTTCAATCGGTCGGAAAGCGTCATCAACAGCGCCTACCAGTCGCGTCTGCAAACCCAACTCATGCGAGCCGGGATGCCGTCCGCACTGCACCAGGCCGACGTAGCGAAGTCCGATTTCGGACGTGCAATGGACTGGGTCAACAAGGCGAGTTCTGCCATGGGCCTCGCCAACTTCATCAAGGGCGGACTCCAAGGCGAGTTCTACCGCCGCACCTACAACAAAACCCAGAGCGATCGCACCAACGCGATTCGCGAGGGCAACCGAATGAGGAGACGACGATGAGCGATCGCATCATCAACAACCGCCTGGACCCGATCCGGGTCCGCAAGCGGTTCGGCGAACAAGGCCGAACGCACCAGGAGATGGGCGCGGACTGCGACATCAACACAATCGTGCGCCGCTTCATGCGCACCGGACAGCTGGTGCACATCAACCCGAAGGCCGGCGTCTACGGCGACTTCTCCAACTCGGGCGACTTCCAGACCGCCATGGAGGCGATCCGGGCCGCAGAGGCCATTTTCGGGAGCCTC